CTTTGGCAACATGCCCATATTCAGCGGCTATACCCAACCCGAGCGCGACAAACTTAAGGCCATAATGAAAAAATTGGGCATGAAGCCTAAAGATTATATCAGCACCGGTAGTCATGAACCTGATGACACTAATCATACCAGTCCGGTAACAGGATTCAAAGGATATCGCTAATGTGTGTGATCGTGGCCAAATGGTTTGATGGAATAGGTTGGGCCGGTGCTAAGAACAGAGACCGCAACTATACTCCTACATTAAGTTTTATTGAATCAAACGAGCACGGCCTTGGCCGCATGATGATGCACGACGAAATCACTGGTTATAAAGAAGGCGTCAACAGCCGCGGTATCAGTATACTAAACACAAGCCTTGATGTGTATGATGACGAAGCAGAAGTAGATGCTGGCACAGCCAAGACCAGTCCAGACGGTAGACACATTGCCGAAGCACTGCTACAAAACAATGTCATGGATGCAGCTCGAACAATCGTTCGTCACAAAATGGGCGGTTGCACCATGGTGTTTGACCAGGACACAATGATCTTGATCGAAGCCAGTGACTGGGATGGTCGCAAACCTTACAAATTTGTAGCCAAACGAATTCCAAAAAATAAAATGGTAGCAAGGACCAATCACGGCATATGGTTGTCAGATGCAGGATATCAACGCAAACCCACAAACAAAAGCGAAACACTTAGTAGAATTAGTAGTGAAACCAGATTACTATTAGCCGAAGCAGTAGTAGAATCTGCGCAAGATCCAGAAGATCTAGTGGATGGCATGTGTCAAGTTTACATCAATGATCCACAGCTAAATATAATGCGTACCAGCACAGAGCGAAAGAAAATGCGTACAACCAGTCAGCAATTATGTGTTCCTAAAGAACGTACACTGTATTGCCGTCCAGTAAGCAGTCACGTGGAATTTGATTTTTGGAACTTGAATCGTCCTAACACCAATGTGTGGGTTGAGATATTAAGTAATCGTGCGTTATGGCAGAACACCCGAGGTGATCCGCCATTTGGTCAGATGAATATGAAAGATATCTAATGAGAGCTAGAGAATTTGTTGTTGAAGCACGTTTTGGCAATGCTGCTGATATTCATGCCGATCCAAAAAAGTTAAAAAAATCACAATATTCTGCCATCAAAGGTGCTATCAGTATGCCTGACATCAGTCAGAATAAACAAAGCGGTAGCCCTTACATGCAATGGCGATTTGGTATTGCCATGGCCGGAGCTCCGGATTTCCCTACACCACCAGCTGGTGCATTTGCTGGCGATCCATTGCTGGCCACTTATAGCGATGCTGATTTAGAAATTATTAATGCCGCAGCTAAATTTGTTGGAGCAGGTGCAGTCAACAAGTTGACAGATAATCGCTCTAGAGAACCAGAACATGTACAAAAAGTCAGTCCAGTCAAAGGATTCAAAGGCTACCCTAGATGAGAGCACGTGAATTCGTTACGGAAGACATTGATGGCCGCACAGGGTCTATAACTTACGACGTTGCACTGGCCTTACCTGGCGCATGGAAGATTCCTAAATTGGCGAATCAAGACCCATACTTACAGTATCGTTTTGGTGTGGCTATAGCCGGTGCCAAAGGAGCCGCCCAACGCAAACAAGATGGTGTTCCACCGTTTGAACAAGACAAAACTTTTGGCGAAAATATGATCATTGTCAGCTACGATCCGCACACTGGAGAATATATTGATGATGCGCTTAGAGAAATGGGCATGAGTGCCAGCGATGCCGTTCAAATTGCCGGGCTAGACAGTGAAGAAATGCCAGACGTGGATAAGCGTAGTCCTGTGACAGGATTTGCAGGTTATCCCAGATAAGTAGTAAATAGCAGTACATTATAAAAAAAGGAATTTACATGAAAAAGATTTTATTAGCACTTGTACTCTGTGCACCACTTTTTGCGTTCGCACAAATCAACAAACAGTGCCCACAGTTTACTGTTAACGGCACACCACAGTATCAAGCACAACCTGGCGATCAAGAGATTTGCCACATGAACTATGCTGTGATCCATCGCTGTAGCGTCAAGGCTCCAGTAGCGGTATTTGAACACCTAACGGTGGCCGCAATGACAGGTCCAGCAAAACGCAAGGACAACTTCCACCCAGACGCAAGTGTTGATCCACGTTGCTCTGCAAGTTTAGCCGACTATGCCGTGGTTGGTAAAACACACGATCGTGGGCACATGGCTCCAGCAGGTAACAACACACAAAATGATGCTATCATGACGGAAAGTTTTAACCTGTCAAACATGGTTCCACAAGTGGCCAACAATAACCGCGGTATCTGGAAGCAGTTAGAAACATTTGAGCGTCAGTGGGCCATGGCTCCTGGTACAGATTTCTACATCATCTCTGGTGGTATTTACGATCAAGGACATCCGGTAATCGGCAACGGCCTAGGTATTCCGACACGCCTATATAAGATTGTTATTGAAAAGAACAGCAAGAAAGTTGAAGCATGGTTGATGCCTAATACAGCATTGCCTGTACAAGACTTACCTAAATATCAAGTACCAATGGCCGCTATCGAGCAAGCTACAGGAATGCGTTTTAATTTAGGCCAGTAATCCATCTGCTCATAATTACAGTATGAGCAATTTCTATTGTGCAGCCCCCTGGCGGGGTTTGCACATCAATCCTCGTGGTGATATTAAAACTTGTTGTGCCGGCAATCCTAACATGCTAGGCAATCTCAACACGCTTTCAATTACTGATATCCTAAACGGTGAAAAGCTCAAAGAAATACGGGCCAGCATACGGGCTGGTCAGGCTCACGAGTATTGTAGTGGCTGTGTCAAACGAGAAAGTAACAATGGCGATAGTGAACGTCGTTGGCACAATGAAGTGAATCCAGATTTTGATTGCACCACGGCTGGACTAGACTATGAATATCCTGCCCTGATTGACGTTAGGTGGAACATCACCTGTAATCAAAGTTGTAATTATTGCAATTCGGCACAGAGTTCAAAATGGGGTGACCTTGAAGGAAAATTCATTAACATTGAAACTCGCCACTACTACGAGGATGTGTGCGAATTCATTGGTCAACACTACGATCAAGTCAAGGAAGTGGCCTTAGTTGGCGGCGAACCATTTTTGTTAAAAGAAAATGCTCGCCTGTTAGACGTGATACCCCCTGATGCAGTAGTCACAGTAATTACAAATCTCAACGTGGATTTAGAACGCAGTGAAATCTTTCAAAAATTAAAAACACGCAGTAAAGTTGGATGGAGTATTAGTTTTGACAACACCGGCGACGAGTTTGAATATGTCAGACACGGTGCTTCTTGGAACTTGATGTTGCGTAATCTTGATTTGGTGCAAGACCTAATGCATAACAACGGACACTGGGGCGGCATACATGCCGTTTACAATTTGTACAATGCTACTCGCTTGGTACATTTTAAAAATTTTGCACAAGAACGCGGACTTAGCATTACCTGGCAAAATCTTGGAACACCAGCTGAATTAAATGCTAGAAATTATGGGTGTGAAATTGCCAGTCTAGCTGCGACCGAGATTGAACAAGTGTTTGAACAATTTGAAGTGGTTGATGATGAACAAGCACTGTTTGAGCATGCATTGACACAATATCGTTCCAAAACTACAACTGATCCAACTGAGTTAGCAAAGCTACAAAAGTTTGTTGAACATATAGAAACTTTACATCCCGACAAGCAAGGTGAGTTTGTGCGCTTGTGGCCTGAATTTGGAACCCTACTATGATCAAAGATGAATCTACTCTAGTCAAGGCACCTTACCGTCGACAACACTGGACTGATAAACAGTTAGAAGAATTCATGAAATGTGCGGATCCTGTGACAGGTCCGCAATATTTCCTGGACAATTTCTTCTACATACAGCATCCTGTTAAAGGAAAAATGTTGTATCATCCGTTTGAATATCAAAAACGCCTGATAGATACCTATCATCAAAATCGTTACAGTATCAGTATGATGCCGCGACAAACCGGTAAATCAACCAGTGCTGCTGGCTACTTGTTATGGGTGGCCATGTTCCATCCGGATTCGACCATCCTGATCGCCGCACACAAGTACACTGGTTCGCAGGAGATCATGCAACGTATCCGCTATGCCTATGAGCTATGCCCAGACCATATCCGTGCAGGTGTTACCAGTTACAACAAAGGTAACCTGGACTTTGAAAACGGATCACGTATAGTTTCAACCACAACAACAGAAAACACCGGACGCGGTATGAGTATATCACTCCTATACTGTGACGAGTTTGCGTTTGTTCGTCCGGGTATTGCCAAAGAGTTTTGGACCTCTATCAGCCCTACTTTGGCCACAGGTGGTAAGGCAATTATTACTTCAACACCAAATTCGGATGAAGATCAGTTTGCATTGTTGTGGAAAGGGGCCAACAAATGTGAAGACAGCTACGGCAATCCTACAGAAGTAGGCATCAACGGATTCAAAGCCTATCGTAGCTATTGGAACGAACATCCAGACCGCGATGAAAAATGGGCCGAAGAACAACGGGCCCAGTTGGGCGATGATCGTTTTCGTCGAGAGATGGGTTGTGAATTCATTATCAATGACGAAACATTGATTGCTCCGGCCAAGCTGTTGGATCTACGTGGACACGAGCCCTTGTATAAAACTGGACAAGTGCGTTGGTATCAACACCCTAGAGCTGGTCGCATATATGTGGTAGCCTTAGATCCTAGTCTAGGAACCGGCGGCGACCCAGCTGCCATACAGGTATTTGAAGCCAACACCACCGAACAGATAGCTGAATGGCGGCATAACAAAACCACAATACCAGAACAAGTACGCATTCTAGCCGACATTTGTAAACACATCAACGAAAAAACCAAAGACCCAGAAGGTATCTACTACAGCATAGAAAACAATACCATTGGTGAAGCAGCGTTGATCAGTATTGACGAATATGGTGAAGATAACATTCCGGGCTATTTCCTTAGCGAGCCCGGTGGTGGTGGCAGTCGTAGATATCGCAAAGGATTCAACACTTCAAACAAGCCCAAGCTGGCCGCTTGTAACAAGTTTAAAACCCTAATAGAATCGGGTAAAATGAAAATACGCAGTGCCACTTTGGTATCAGAACTCAAAACCTTTGTGGCACACGGTGTAAGCTATGCGGCCAAACCAGGCGAAACCGACGATCTAGTTATGGCTTCCTTGTTGGCAGTGCGTATGCTACAGCAACTACAGACATTTGATGCTGTTATTGACAAACAACTACGAGACCACAGCGATATGATCAGTGCACCTATGCCATTCATCAGTGTAAGACGCTAAATACTAGACCATGGCTCAACAAACACCTGCACTTAAACTTTTTGATCTCTTAGTCAGTAGAGATTTTGATCCAGAAATGCTGGACAGTAAAGGCATGCCTGCTGACCCAGAAGATGCTGAAATTTTTAGCATAGATTTCCGTGCAGAAAGTGGCAAGGATTACGGCACAGTAGTAATCATGCTCAACGACGAAGGCGAACTGCAGGTCTATTGTACAGACAATGTGGGCCGTACCATGGAAGGATCTGACAAGACCGACTGGTTCCAATTCTTGGAACAGTTAAAAAACTTCTCCACACGCAATTTTCTCAGCTTTGGCATTAAGAATTTAAATCGCTTGCGTTACAGCATGCAAGGTCAGGCCGCCATCAAAGAAGGCCTATTTGAATCCTGGACTGGTAATAGAACAACCAGTTGGATGGGCGAAGTTGCCCAAGCCAGACTCATGATCCGTCATCACAAGAACATAGGCGAAGGCGAAGCCCGGCATCGTTATATTGAAAGCCTGTTTATTGAAACAGCCGAAGGCGAACGTTACAAGTTACCATTTAAGAAATTGGCTGGAGGACGTGCCATGTTGGAACATGTTAAGTCAGGTGGCAAGCCGTACGATGCTCGTGGTCAACACATTGTGACCATGGTAGAAGAAATCAATGTGTTGGCACGTTTCCGCAGAGCCAATGCAGGACAGTTATTTGAAGGCGATGCAGCTACCCTGGTCGAGCAAACCAATGCTTACTATGAAAATCTACAAGGTCGTTTAAAAAGCCTTAGCACCACACGTGGATATACCACGTACTTTGAATCCTGGTCACCTGCAGACATCACGGATGAGGAAGTAGTAATTGAAAGTTTAAAGAGCTTGTTTGTGAAACAAACAATCGATAACAGAATTGAGTCGGCACTTCCGCTGTTGGCTCGTATACAACAACAAGGAACCGACATGAAAGAAGCCAACATATTTGAAGCCTGGGCAGAACGCCTGACAGAAGGAACCTGGCAAACACCAGACACTCCAGAAAAACAAACACAGTTAGTAGAACTGATGAGCAAAGAATTGCCAGTGGGTGCAGATGCTACCAACGCCACTGAACAGTTATATGACTTGTTAGGCGACGACGAACTGTTTGATCGATTAGAAGCCTTAGCTGAACAAGATGCCAATGCTGATGCACGTCAAGTTATCTATGACCGCATGTCTATGCTGAGTGATAATCCAGATGTGCGTGCGGTTATTGAACAACTACAGATTGATCCCACAGCCGAAATGAATCCAGATGCAGCAACCGATGCTGAATTTGCCAATACCTCAGTGGGCAACGAACCCACAGGTGGTGTACAAGGCACCAATAATAGCCTAACCGAAAGCCGCATGATGGACGAAAGCAAGGAAGCATTGGAACATATCTTGGATCGTTTCAAACATGAAGTACGCAATTTTGAACAAGGTGGCGATCTAGACGAACACCTATACGATGCCTTGTTTGACTACTACTGTGATACCGGCGACATGCCCTATCCTGTACAAAAGGCCCGCAAAGGTGATCCACGTGAATGGGTAGCACAGAATCTCGAAAGTCATCTACGTGGCGGCGGCATCATGAATGGTAATCCAGATGAAGATTTTGGATTAGAGCGTGAAAGCGCCGGTGACTATGCTGATGAATACCAAGATCCACTCAGTGGCATTCTCAGGAGTGCAGGCGTTCCAGCAGAAATAAACCCGGCACCCGATTACATGACCGGTGATGTAGAAGAAGGTCTAGTTGGCGGAGCATTAGGTGCAGTAGCCGGCGGATTAGCAGGTGGCCCTGCTGGTGCTGTAACAGGTGCACAGATAGGTAGTTCTATTGGCGACGCAATCAGTCCAGACGAAACCGACGAAGGCTACAGTTTAGAACCAACTCCGGCTGCTATGGAAGACGAAACTGATGAGTGCGATACTTCTCCACTACAAGGCCAGTACGGACATTCGGGCAAAATGAAACCAGTATCCAAGGATCTAAGTTTCTTGGATCGCCTCAAAGAACTTTCTGGAATGAAACGCGGTTAATGAGTCAGCCGTTGGTGGTATTGACCTATCCAGGTCATTTTTTGCTAACGGCTCTCACAATACAATCCTATTTTAGGCATCATCCACAGGTGCCTGTTACAGTCGTAGCAGATGACATCGATGCTAATGCGTGGCCTGAATACCTGTCAGATTGTGCCGATCTATATGCACCGGCTAACATTATACCTGTTTCACAGCTATCCCAAGCACAGGCATTTCAACACGAAGGCTGGATCCGGCAACAGATAGTTAAACTGTATCTTGATCAGGTCCTACCCTTTGACACATGGTTTTTTACCGATGGTGATATTGAATTTAATGCACCTGTGCCACACAATGCTGTGCCTTACACAATTACACGCGGTGGCTCTACACAAGATCAACAAAATGAATATGTATCAACTCTTCTAAAGGTAACACCTGGCGTGTTTGCCGAACAACAAGTATGTGTTAGTCATCCACCTTTTAAGACCATGCGGGCTCAAGATTTAATCCAGTTGAGATCCTATGTAGAACAACAAGTTGGCTGTGATTTTATCAATTGGCATCAACAACACATAACCCACTTCGGCGGCGACCTAAATCCTGATGGCACTCCTCGATATCTTATGAGTGAATGGGAACTGTTGGCCACATTCCAAACGGCAGTGTTAAAACAAGATATTGGGCTGACACAGTTCCAAACCGATTACACTATCGGTAAGGAACCCAAAATCTGCGGTACCTGTTTTTGTACCGATAGTGCGTTTGGACGTGACTGGTGGCATAACTATGCCGGAATCACTGTTGATAACAGTATCTGGGATATAGTTTCTAAAATTTCTAAATAGAACAAACTGATCATAAATATGTATTGACGCTAAGGATTAAAGCGTGTACACTACACAAGTGAATACATTTATCTTTAGTATCACAGGCAACTAGAATCTAAAATTTAGATAGGCAACAACCATAAAACTTAGAAAGGCAACACATTATGGCATCTTTAGCAGAAATTCGCGCACGATTGGCCGCAAGCGAATCAAAACAAGGCGGTAACTCAACAGGCGGTGACTCCGCAATTTACCCACACTGGAACATGGAAGAAGGCCAAAGCGCCACACTGCGTTTCCTTCCAGATGGTAATACCAAAAACACATTCTTTTGGCAAGAGCGAGCTATGATTCGTTTGCCATTCAATGGCGTCAAAGGTGAAATGGAATCCAAACAAGTCTACGTACAAGTACCATGTGTAGAAATGTGGGGCGAAACTTGTCCTGTACTCACAGAAGTTCGCACTTGGTTCAAGGATAAATCCTTAGAAGAAATGGGTCGTAAGTATTGGAAAAAACGTAGTTACATTTTCCAAGGCTTTGTACGTGAAAATCCTTTGAATGACGACAAGGCTCCGGCTAACCCAATCCGTCGTTTTATCATTGGTCCTCAGATCTTTACCACTATCAAAGGTGCCCTGATGGATCCAGAGTTGGAAGAATTGCCAACTGACTATTTGCGTGGTCTGGACTTCCGCATCAGCAAAGGCTCCAAAGGCGGATTTGCTGACTACAACGGAAGCAAGTGGGCTCGCAAAGAAACAGCGTTGACAGAAGTTGAACAAGCGGCCATTGCTGAACACGGCCTGTTTGATCTTTCAACATTCTTGCCTAAGAAACCAGGCGAAGTAGAACTCAAGGTGATCAAAGAGATGTTTGAAGCTTCGGTTGATGGTCAAAGCTACGACACAGAACGTTGGGGACAGTATTTCCGTCCAGCTGGTGTTACGGCTCCGGCCGGTACAACAACATCTGTTGCTGTAGACGAAGATACTCCAGCACCTGCGGTACAAGCCGCACCTGCTGTCACCAGTGATTTTGATGATGAGCCAGCGGTAGCATCAGCACCGGTGGAAGCCAAACCTGCTGCCAGTGGTAATGCTCAGGATATCTTGGCCATGATTCGGGCACGTCAGAAACAGTAATCAATGCTTTCGCATTTAGATCGTGTAGTTTTTGCAGATCGCTGTGAGGTAATAGAAATTATACCCTCACAGCGATATGTTTATCCTATTTTTAAAAACGGACACAGCAGTCTTTTATCATCTCGCATCAAAAACAACCGTCGTATCCTTATTAATCAGCAGATATACAAACTTGACTCGATTGACGTCATAATTAGAAATCCTTCCGACAGACTGATATCTGGAATTAATACCTTTATACAGCACACCATGCGAGATCATCCTACCCTTGATCAATCTACAGTCAAATGGTTTGCTCTAAACTATCTACATTTAGATCGCCACTATTGTCCACAATTTTCATGGCTGTTAAATCTGGCAAGATATCTTTCTGCGGACACACGGTTGAATTTTTTATCCATGAATGATATTGATTCTGTTGCTGATGGCCTTGATTTAAAACCAGATGGAGTAATAGAACCCACTGCCGAGCTGATTAACGAAATTAATTTTATAAAAAACAACGAAATGTTTCAGCGTATCGACATGGCAATATTCAACTGTATCGGGCAGTCCATGACATTCCAACAGTTGTTACAACACATAAACACAACAGACCCAGATGCCTACAGTTATGTGATTGGGCATGCACAACAAATATTACAACCAACCTATGCAATGTCCTAGACTTGATCACTTTGTGCGTTTTAATCCTGACGGAACAGTGAGTCGATGTGGCCACATGGTTGCTCCTGCAAAATTTGGATCTTTGGAAGAGATGGACGCCAGTACCTGGTTAAAAGATATACGTGAACAGTTTGCTCAAGACCAGTGGCCCGCCGAGTGTATACGCTGTCAGGAAATTGAGGTCGAAAGTCCTAGCAGTATTAGAATACATGCTATTGCATTAGACGCATTGGAATCCAATTCTGATTATCTACAAGTTGGTGGTGTACTAGACAATGTGTGTAATGCTGCTTGCCAAACTTGTAGTCCTGATTGCAGTACTCGAATAGGTGCTCTAGTCAGTGATAAATTTCCTGTGGTCAACAACAGTGAAGCTTACTGGAAGTTACCCCAAGAACGCATCAGACACTTGGATATCAATGGCGGCGAGCCCAGCTACAGTAAAAATTATAAACGCATATTGGCCAACTTGCCACCCAATCTCAGAACACTTAGACTCAATACTAACTGTAATATTGTGCTAGAAGAACTTACTAAAATTGCCAATCGTGGTATTGAAGTTACGGTCACAGTCAGTTGTGATGGGATCGGCACAGTACACGAATACATGCGTTGGCCTATTGCCTGGGAAACTTTTTATGACAACCTGATGCGGTACAAGACTATGCCAGTAAAGTTAAATTTATGGACCACGGTCAGTATATTGAATGTTGCTGACCTGCCAAACATACAAGCATTTGCCCAAGAGCATGGTATTGATCACGGTTATGCTTACTTGAAACATCCTTATGAGCTGAGTGTTGATAATACCAATATTGAGACCAGGCAGGCATACATAAGCAAACAAAAACAACTAAGAGGTATGATATGAAAATAGCCATCACAGGGCACACAGCAGGCATAGGGCAAGCTCTGGCTGAAGAATACATCTTGGACGGACACGAAGTTGTAGGACTTAGCCAACGTGACGGTAATAACATTCGTAACACACCCAAAATTTGTGATCAAATTGAGACGTGTGATGTGTTTGTCAATAATGCTCAGGCTGGGTATGCACAAACTGAACTCCTGTTTGAAATGGCTCGACGTTGGTCCGGAACCAATAAACATATTATAGTGATCAGCACTATGATGACCCAAGATCCTGTGGCATTTGATGCCAGTCTGGATCAATATAGAATACAAAAAGTTGCATTAGAGCAAGCGGTAAGCCAACTACGCAATCGTCGTCTTGGCATAAAAATCACCCTGGTACGACCTGGCAATATAGCAACCAGTACGGAAAAAACTGTACCACCAGCAGCTGATGTCAATAACTGGACCAGGACCATGTTGGACCTGTTGGATATGGCCACAAAAAACCAATTGAATATTCCTGACATCAGTCTAGGCCCACAATGACACCCAAGGATATTTTAACCAATCCATACTTTTGCCCCATGCCCTGGACAGGACTCATGTACAACTCAGATGGATCAGTAAAAAATTGCATCCGTAGTGATTTTGACACTGGTGCTTTGGGCAATATTAAAGATCGTCCTATCGAACAGATCTTGCTGGGTGCAACCAACATGACCAAACAGCAAAATATTGTTGCTGGTGCACCGGCAGCAGGATGTCATACATGCTATGATCTTGAGCATGGCAAACCCGGGTTTGACATCATCAGTGATAGGATTTTCTACATCAAAGAATTTAAACGAACTCCGGTAGATCTATATCAACCAGGACAGCATGATCTACAAACCATTGATGTACGTTGGACCAACACCTGTAATCTAGCCTGTGTATATTGTAGTCCAGAATTCAGCAGTCGATGGGCCGACGAATTAGGTACAGTTATATCAAACCCTACAGAACAACAACAAGAAGATTTTAAAAATTATATCTATCAACATGCTCACAAATTAAAACATGTGTATCTGGCCGGTGGTGAGCCTTTACTGATGAAGCAGAATCTTGAACTATTGGCAAAATTAAATCCCGATGTTAATCTCAGGATAAACACTAATCTTAGCAAGGTTGATACTGGTGTGTTTGATGCTGTATGCGGTTTTAAAAATGTTCATTGGACAGTAAGTGTTGAGACCACGGAAAAAGAATTTGAATACATACGATTTGGCGGCCGCTGGTCAGATTTTTTGGATAACCTAAACACCATCAGACAACTGGATCATAAGATCAGTTTCAACATGTTATGGTTCCTGCTGAATCACAATACAGTGTTTGGCTGTGTGGATTACCTAAAGGAACTGGGGTTTCATAACAACAGTTTCATAATTGGCGCATTAATAAACCCAGACCACCTAAACATTAGACATTTACCAGATCATGTGTTAAACTTGTTAAAAGTCAAATTGGAGTTGCGTATTGCCGAACAACCAGGATACTTGTTGGAAGACAGTTACAGAAACATGTTGCATTATATACAGGAACCAATTGAGAAAAACGTGTCTGGATCATTTGCACAGTTGGCCGCGATGGATCAAAGACGTGGAGTAGACAGCAGTAAGATTTTTACAGAATTATACAAACTTAAAGAAGGAAAGTAATCATGGCAAAACCATTTGACGTATCAAAGTTCCGCAAGGACATTACCAAAAGCATTGACGGATTAAGCATTGGATTTAACGATCCAACCGATTGGATCAGCACAGGCAACTTTGCCTTGAACTATCTAATCTCAGGCGACTTTAACAAGGGTATTCCCCTAGGCAAGGTTACTGTATTTGCCGGCGAGTCAGGCGCAGGTAAAAGCTATATCTGCTCAGGCAACATTGCTCGCAACGCACAAGAACAAGGCATTTTTGTCATATTAATCGACAGTGAAAATGCCTTGGACGAAGATTGGCTCAAGGCATTGGGTGTCGATACAAGCGAAAACAAATTGCTCAAGTTGAGCATGGCCATGATTGATGATGTAGCAAAGACCATCTCGACCTTTATGAGCGACTACAAGGCTCTGCCTGAGGGCGAACGTCCTAAGGTCATGTTTATCATCGACAGTCTGGGTATGTTATTGACTCCAACAGATGTTAATCAATTTGATGCAGGTGAAATGAAAGGCGACTTAGGTCGTAAGCCCAAAGCACTTACAGCTTTGGTTCGTAACTGTGTAAACATGTTTGGTAGTTACAATGTAGGCCTAGTATGTACTAACCACACCTACGCAAGTCAAGACATGTTTGATCCCGATGATAAAATCTCCGGAGGGCAAGGCTTTATCTATGCATCAAGTATTGTGGTTGCTATGAAAAAAATGAAGCTGAAAGAAGACGAAGACGGCAACAAGATCTCAGAAGTCATGGGTATCCGTGCTGGTTGTAAGGTAATGAAAACACGCTATGCCAAACCGTTTGAAGGTGTACAGGTCAAGATTCCATACGAAACAGGTATGAATCCCTACAGTGGTCTAACTGATCTAGCTGAGAAAAAAGGTCTACTTAAAAAAGATGGCAATCGTTTGATGTTTGTAACCAGCGATGGTGAAATTATCAAACAGTTCCGCAAGGCTTGGGAATCTAACGAGGATGGGTGCTTAGACAAGGTCATGCTAGACTTTGCCAATCAGAAAGAAACGGTAAGTACAGAAGAAACAGCCACGGAGGAATAACGATGTCAGTAGAATTAGCAAATGAAATTTGGGCCGAACTTAAACGTTATGTAAACAAGATAGATCGAGACGAAGCAGCCGAAGCCATAGTTTCGGTATTGATCGATAACGACATTTCGGCTGACGATATCAAAGATGCATTCAAGGGCGACTCGGACGTCAAAGGTGCTCTGGCCCACTATCTCAAAGATCACGCGGAAGAGGATGACGAAGAGGATGACGAAGAGGATGACGAAGATTACGAGGACGACAACTATTAATCGTTATTTTCCAATCCGGACAGAAACTTCTTGCAAATTAAAATGGAACTGGAATACCATTAGACTATATAATGGTGTTACCAGTTCTTGCCACAGGGTCGACGGCGATACTGTTTCAGCTGATACATTTGATACGTTTCATAATACACCAAAAAAATTAGCAGATAGAACTTTAATGTTAGAGGGTCAGTGGCCCACTGGCGGATGCGAATATTGTAAAAATATTGAAACAGCAGGCGGTTCTAGCGATCGTATGTTTCACCTTGCTATCCCTGATCAAATTCCACCCGAACTAACAGATGACCCCACTGCTATACACGTGACCCCAACTATCGTTGAAGTATATCTTGACAATACCTGTAACATGAGTTGCATATATTGTTGGGATGGTTTTAGCAGTCGCATACAACAAGAAAACATTCGCTTTGGTCGCTTTGAAAAACAAGGTGTAGTCATTGATAATCGAGCAGAAAAAGCCAAAGACTTTGATGCATTGTCTGAAAAATTTTGGCAATGGATGGATGCAAATTACAACACCCTACGCAGATTTCATGTATTGGGCGGTGAACCATTTTATCAAGAACAGTTTGATCGTTGTTTAGAATTTTTAGAAACACACACCAATCCAGAGTTGGAATTTAATGTTATTACTAATCTTAAAACTCCTCAAAATCGTTTGATCAGCATTATCGATCGCATACATCAATTGGTAATACAAGGACGAATTAAACGATTTGATCTTACTGTCAGCATTGACTGTTTTGGACCCGAGCAAGAGTACGTGAGATTTGGATTGGATCTTGACCAGTGGCGCAATAACTTTGAATATCTAGTTAAACAACCTTGGATAACTTTAAACATCAATCAAACCTTGTCCGGATTAACTATTAAAACTGTGCCAGAACTGTTACAATACATAAATCCATTAAGACAAGATAGAGAAATTGGGCATTATTTTTCAACTACAGTCATGACCTATGATTTTTTACACCCAGAAATTTTTGGCCCTGGATTTTTTGATTCGGATTTTGATAAGATTTTAAACAACATGCCAGATCATACATGGCAACAAAGAGAAGCCAAAAAATACATGCAAGGAATACAGTTGCAAATAAACTCATCAACCTACGACAGTAAAAAAATTAAACAACTGGCGGTGTTTTTGGATGAAATTGATCGCCGTCGTGATCTCAACTGGCATGAAACATTTTCCTGGCTAGAGAAGGAATTAAATAATGTGGTATAGCAAAGTTATCGCCGATTTAGGAAACATTCCAGATTTTATTGCACACTACGAAAACGAATTAGAGTGTGCCAGACTTGATTGCGGCATTGGTGGACTGGTTGAAAAAAACATCAGTAACTTGCCTGGAATCACTGAGCACCGCTTTAACCAACTACAAGAAATCGAAGCCGTGTTAAACTATCTCAATATACAGTTACGTAAGATACGACGCAAACACTTTCAAAAGTATCTAGAAGGATATGCTCGTGCTCTTACCAGCCGAGATGCTGAAAAATATGTAGACGGTGAGGATGAAGTGATTGATTTTGAAACCATTATCAATGAAGTGGCCTTGCTGAGAAACAAGTTCCTGGGTATAATCAAAGCCTATGAGAGCAAAAATTTTATGTTGGGACACATTGTGAGATTAAGAGCAGCCGGAATGGAAGACATACAGATATGACATTTGCAACAACACAACAGAGTCATGCCCACAGCAAACGTGTGCTAGATATGCTGTACGAGTACGACGACTTTATGGGCAGTATCAGTACCTTGGTAGATCTTGGATGCGGTACTGGTGCTGATTTAGAATGGTGGGCAACAAGGACCACCAGAGATGATACACCACAACCACTCAATATACAATGCAAAGGACTAGACATATTACCAGCATTGAGTTTGGCCGATCGCTTGCCCAATGTTGTATTTCATAGCCAGGACTTTGAACAACCTTTGGAACTGTTGGATGGCAAACGATACGATGTCATGTGGTGCCATGATGCATTTCAGTACTGTATAAATCCAGTGGCCACCCTGGCCCGCTGGTGGGAAGCAGCAGCCGATGATGCCATGCTGTGTATAACTGTACCACAGACTACCAACATATACCGAGGGCATCAGCACTTTACACAAGCTACCGGAGTGTATCATCATTTTACCATAGTAAGTTTAATCCACATGCTGGCCGTATCGGGTTGGGATTGTAAAAGTGGATTTTTCCTTAAGGAAGCCAACGATCCTTGGTTGAATGCAGTGGTCTATAAGAGTGCCAAAGGTCCGCTGGATCCCAGGACTACCACCTGGTATGACCTGGCTGATCTAGACCTGTTGCCCGGGTCAGCTCGTGCTTGTGTAGAACGACATGGCGAAGTTCGTCAAAATGAACTGACCTTGATCTGGTTAAACAAGGCATTAACACACATGGGGCACCAATGAAAACTATTGTAGTGGTAAGTGGTGGATTTGATCCAATCCATTCTGGACATATTAAACTGATAAAAGAAGCTCGCTTGTTGGGCGACATGCTGATTGTGGGCATCAACAGCGATGAATGGTTGACTCGCAAAAAAGGCCGCGCCTTTATGCCCTGGCAGGAACGCTTGTGTGTCTTAAACAACTTGAATAGTGTAGATGAAGTCTACACTTTTGACGACGAGGACGGTACTGCCTGCCATTTGCTACAGCAGGTTCAAGCACACTATCCAGACAGTCGAATCATATTTGCCAATGGTGGCGATCGTACCCAAGACAACATTCCTGAAATGTCAGTGCCTGGAATAGAGTTTGTGTTCGGTGTTGGCGGATCCAACAAGTCCAATTCCAGCAGTTGGATTTTGGAAGAATGGAAAGCACCCAAGACTGAACGTCCATGGGGTTACTATCGTGTGTTACACGAAGTGCCCGGTACCAAAGTCAAAGAACTCACAGTCATGCCAGGACAGACTCTCAGTATGCAACGACACACGAGTCGTGCAGAATACTGGCAAGTGTCAGAAGGTCGTTGTGTGGTTGAGGGTGAACATCAACGGCAAACGTCTTTGGACATACACGATAGTTATCATATTCCCACCAATGAGTGGCATAGACTATACAATCCATTTGACCGACCATGCAGAATTGTAGAAATACAGTATGGTCCTAACTGTGTAGAAGAAGATATCGAACGCAAATGATCACGGTCTTTGTTGGCTACGATCCCAAGGAAGCCATAGCCTATCATACCTGTGTAAACAGTATTATTAGACATGCCAGCCAGCCTGTAGCCATTGTACCCTTGGCACTTAATTTACTGTCCGACTATACAGAAACTCACACCGACGCCAGCAATACGTTTGTTTATAGTAGATTCCTAGTGCCACATCTGATGAACTACAGTGGACAGGCCATTTACCTTGACGGCGATATGCTCTTGCGAGACGATATTGCAAATCTTTGGAACTTGTTGGACTCTTCCAAATCTGTACAAGTGGTCAAGCACAACTATCAAACTCGCTGTACTGTAAAGTATCTGGGTAATACTAATGAAAATTTTCCTAGGAAAAACTGGAGCAGTGTAATACTTTGGAACTGCGAAGCAGAAGAACATCGTGTGTTGACTCCTGAATTTGTTGCTCAAAAACCTGGTAGTTACCTGCATAGATTTACCTGGATTAGCGATGATAAAATTGGTGCTTTGCCCCTGGAATGGAATTGGTTACCGGATGAATTTGGATCAAACCCTACGGCCAAACTGTTGCATTATACGCTAGGTACACCTTGCTTTAAAGACTATGCTGTAGGTGCTCATACTGCAGAATGGCATCAAGAACGCATATTAACAGAATACTGTGCTCAAACTGATAAATAACTGCACAGGAGATTCTCACAATGGCTACAAACAGAACAATCAATTTTTACGGATATGCGTATGGTAATACGGCTGTATCCCTAGTGGCAAATATCAACGGGGTTACAGTTTTTAACGGAGCAGTTAGCACCGTAGACCAACCGTTACCTGAACCTAGTGTTAATATCAATGATGCTCCGGTACTGTTCTCGGCGGATTCTGGATTGTTTCCAGTTGATTTTGCTGGAGCCTATCCAATGAGTATCACAGTAACCGGTGGCAATGGTATCGCAGTTCAAAATACCTACAGTAACTATATGGAAAATCCCAACATAAAAGTTGCAGCCTCCAATTCAAGCATCAGCGGAACTACGTTAACTTTGGGCAATGTATTCCTCGGTTCCATATCCGACGTTGGATTGGGTTGTGCTGTTAGTGGCGAAGGCATTGCCTCCGGTACAACAGTAACAGCTCTCAGCACCGACACCAAAACACTACAGATTTCGCAGAGCCAAACTGTATCAGACACAATAGCTACGGTGCATGGGCTTCCCAAACCAGGTGATGCAACAGACTTTTTTACCTGCTACACCGGCACACCCAGCAACAGCGAAGGTACTCCAGATAGCCGCAGTAGTGTAGAAATCGACGGCGTAGCCCAGGTTCCACCTAATCCAGTGTCTCAAGGGCAATGGACTTGGCTTGTTCCCACAGGCAGCACCCTGTCCTGTGCATTTAATGTAAGTCTAGGAAACGTGGCTTAAGTTAGTACATGCTAACCCCACAAAAACCCGTCTAAATGGCGGGTTTTTTTATGGTTGACCATTAATTACCCATTTGCTATAATATTAGTATAGTAGTAAATTATCGATAACTTCGGAAAAGGAAATATATGAATATTAAAGTAAAAGCAGCATTAGAAGTAGCAGGTTTTATCGTAGGTGCAAGCACCGTGGCAATTCTTACAAGATTAAGTTTAGATTATCTTGAAAGCATGTATGGCAAAGAAGCAGTTGTCAATGGCGGTGTTGTTTGTTTGATGGCAGGCGCAATGTATTTTATTGGTAGCATCTTATACGATATCCGTGTAGCTCAACTCAAATACAAACAAAAACTAGAAGAAATGGTCAAAAAATAAGCGGTTGACCAGAAATACCCAATTTGTTATAATAGTTGTATTGTTAATAAAGAAGGAGCTAAGATGTCTACAATTTTAATTAAAAACGGAACATACCGTAATCAACCCGTAAACGGAATGATCTTTAACTTGGTTAAAGGTTTCCAAACAGGAGCCAAAGGAGGCTATGTGACTGTAAAATCAGATGGCTATTTTGGCCCAGACTTACCAGAAGTAGTCCGTATCAATGTAGATTCAATTGAAGATGTAGAATTTACCGCCGAGTCGGTTCCTGCAGGCGAGTTCGTAGCACCCATCGCTCACCCACAGGTGCATGTTCATAACAAGGCACCAGTTGAAACTGACGAAGAAGTCATGGCTCGTATCGGCGAACGCTTTGACATTCTTGATCAAATGACTAAGGCCACCATCGCCGGCGATGTCCGTGCCATGATTGTAGTTGGTCCTCCTGGTGTAGGTAAATCGTTTGGTGTAGAAAAACAGTTAGAACATAGTGGCTTGTTTGACAAGTTGTCGGGTCGCCGTGTCAAGTATGAAGTGATCAAGGGTGCAATGACTCCGATTGGCCTGTACTGCACTCTATACAAACACTCTGACAAGAACAATGTGATCGTGTTTGACGACTGTGACTCGGTGTTCCAAGATGACCTTAGTTTGAACATTCTCAAGGCCGCACTAGATTCGGGTAAGAAGCGTAGAATCTATTGGAACAGTGACTCAGCCATGTTGCGACGCGAAGGCGTTCCTGATATGTTTGACTTCAAAGGTTCGTGCATCTTTATTACCAACCTGCAGTTCCAAAATCTCAAGAGCAAGAAGTTGCAAGATCACTTGGAAGCCTTACAGAGTCGTTGCCACTTCATTGACTTGACCCTTAACACCTTGCGTGATCGTTTCTTGCGTATCAAGCAGATTTACCTCAAAGGTGAGCTGTTTGCCGATTACGATTTTACTACTGAACAGGCTGACGAAGTTATCAGCTTTATGGAAACCAACCAAAATCGCCTGCGTGAAATCAGCCTGCGTATGGCACTCAAAATTGCAGACCTGACCAAAGTATCAGCTGATAATTGGAAGGCTTTGGCTGCTACAACTTGTATGAAAAATTCTTAATCAAGCCGACGGCTTGGTAAGTATTGGTAGCTCCTGGGTAGTGCAAACTACCCACTTGACAACAGGCCTTTCGGGGCCTGTTTTTTTGACTTTGCTAGACTAAGTATGTTATACTAAGATATGAAAATACTATTGACCTGGAAACTGACCAATGATACCTTATTGTTTGATGTGATCAATCAGGATTTGGCCAGTTGGTTCGTTCAAACCAGTCAGTTGTTGGGCAACTG